TACCGTGTCTGCTTGGGATAATGCCGAAGGAACAGCTGGCTTAGATCTCGTTCAACCAACATCAGCTAAACAACCCGCTTATTCGAGTGGTAAAGTTACTTTTGATGAGACAGATGACTTCATGAGAACTGATACCATAGCTAACACGTTATTAACAGATAATTTCACTATACTCGCAGCTATAAAGACTCACGACACGTCCGTGAACAATCAAACGCTTTGGAGCGGTAGTTTAGATGGTAATGGTAAAAACTTTTTTAGATACGATCAAACAAATTGGAAGTTTAGACCTAGATCTGGTAGTGGAAGTCAAGCTAGTATAAATCACACTCTAACTAATAACGAGTTGTTTTTACTAACTATAGTTGGAACTCCTGATAGCGGAACGATAAATATAGCTATAAGAGATAACGGAAGCGCTATAGGTAATGCAAATTGCCCTGTTGCTACTAATTCTAACGTGTTTAACTTTGATAGAATAGGTGATCATAATGAAACAAGTCAACTTTGGGACGGTGAAATAAATGAGTTTGTTGTGTTTAATCAAACTTTAACAGGTGCAGACTTAACAAACGCTGAAGCTGACATAATGGATAGAAACGGTATATCATAATGTATTATAAAGGAACAAAATCACAGTGTCAAACTTTACTTGCTAAAATGGACACTAAATATGGTTATCCTAATTATCAGGATAAAACACAAACTACTAGTTATATACTAGAAGAAACTGGAGTTAGCTATTGTTTACTATATATAACAGATGATTATAGACAGTATTTAACTACAGACGAAAATAAAAAAACTATAAGCGCTTTGCCAGACGCTTTTATCTGGCAAGAATAATATTAATTTAATTAAATAAAATCATGGCAAAAAGAAAAACTCCAAAAGTGGATTTAAAACCACGTGCAGAAAAAATTACAGATCAACAACTAGACAGACTTCAAAAAGCAGCAAAAGGTGTGCAGACAATGCAGGGCGAAATTGGTGCTTTAGAAACTCGTAAACACTCGCTACTCCACATGGTTGCTACAATGCAGGATGTGCTAGAAGAGCTAAGAGTTGAGTTTCAAAAAGACTATGGAACTGATGAAGTAAACATTGCAGATGGAACAATTAAATATAATCAAGATGGAAACAACAAAGCTAATTCGTAAAATAACTGTAGGTAAAGATTATAAGATAGACGCAATGCATTACTCTGTAGGACAAGAAGTTTATGGAGGTCATACTATTTGTGATATTGTTGAAGAAGAAGATAAGTATTCTATTTATATTAGAAAAAACAAAGATGTTCTACCTTGGAAAGATTTCAATAAGAACATGGCAATATCTATAGAATATAATTTGCAGTATTAATGAAAAGTCCTTACAACTTTGTTATATCACCTATTGGACAAAGATATAATAACAAGCTAAGTGTTGAAGGCGGTGAGTTAATATTAAACACTGAAGTATTTAATCATGAGTATGTTAACCGTCAAGCTATTGTGCGTAGCTGTCCTATTATGGGTTCTACACCTATCAGACAAGGAGCAGAGGTAGTAGTTCATCACAATGTTTTTAGAAGATGGCACAATATCAAAGGTGTTGAGAAAAACTCTAAAGCTTGGTTTAGTGAAGATAAGTATATAGTTGGTGCTGATCAAATATTCTTATATAAAAACGAAAGTGAATGGAAAGCCATGAAAGGATTTACTTTTGTACAACCATTAAAATCAAGCGAAAGCATAGACACAGGTCAAGAAGAAGATCCTACTAAAGGAGTTGTTGTTTATGACGATGGAACTTACAGTAAAGGCGACATGATAAGCTTTACACCTTTTTCTAAATATGAGTTTGTTGTAGAGGGAAAACGTCTGTATAGAGTTATGAATAAATTTATTACAATTAAATATGAGCATAAAGGAAACGAAGAAACGTATAATCCTAGCTGGGCGTAAAGCTGTTGATGAGCTAATTAAGGTTGCTCAAGAACAGATCATAACTAATACAGAAGACGATGTATCTGCTGATAGATTAAAGAACGCTGCAGCTACTAAGAAGTTAGCTATATTTGATGCGTTTGAAATCCTCAACCGTATACAGGAAGAAGAAAATATTTTAGAAGGAAAAGCACAAGAAGAAAAGAAAGAACGAGTATTTAAAGGCTTCGCGGAAGGCAGATCGAAATAATGTACGAGCAGACTTTATATAAAATAGTTGAACCAGTTAAGAAGACTACCATAAGTCGACTTAACAAAAAACGTAAATGGGAATATGGATACAATAAAGAAAATGATATTGTCGTTATCTCTAAAAGTGGAAAAATTGGACAAATATTGGAGATACAAGGTTTGCGAATTGGGTTGCCGCCTGAACCGAAATCGGTGCACGTGTCAGACAAAAGAAAGTGGGAAAAGCTAGAGTATCCTAAAGAGCTAAATAAATTAAAAAACATATTTGACTGGAGAGAGTATCCTGAAGAGCAAAAAGACAAGTGGTACGACTTTATAGACGAAGAGTTTAAGCGAAGAGAAGAAGGTTTTTGGTTCATGAATGGCGAAGAGCCTACGTATATCACAGGTAGTCATTACATGTATTTACAATGGAGCAAGATAGACGTTGGTGCTCCAGACTTCAGAGACGCTAACAGGTTGTTCTTTATATTTTGGGAAGCGTGCAAAGCTGATAAGAGATGCTACGGTATGTGCTACTTAAAAAACAGACGTAGTGGTTTTTCTTTCATGAGTTCAGCTGAAACAGTTAATCAAGCTACTATATCTAGTGATTCTAGATATGGTATATTATCTAAAAGTGGTAGTGATGCTAAAAAAATGTTTACCGACAAAGTGGTACCAATATCTATTAACTATCCGTTCTTCTTCAAACCCATACAGGATGGTATGGACAGACCTAAGTCTGAGCTTGCTTATAGGGTTCCTGCAAGTAAGTTTACGCGTAGAAAAATTACGGCGAACGAAAAGCAAGAGGAGCTGGTTGGACTTGACACTACTATTGATTGGAAAAATACAGGTGACAACAGTTATGATGGAGAGAAGCTTAATCTGCTAGTACACGATGAGAGTGGTAAGTGGGAAAGACCTGACAATATTCTAAATAACTGGAGAGTTACTAAAACTTGTTTAAGATTAGGTAGTAGAATTATAGGTAAGTGTATGATGGGTTCAACGAGTAATGCTCTTGACAAAGGTGGTGAGAACTTTAAAAAATTGTATAACGACAGCGATGTCACAAAAAGAAATAGAAATGGTCAAACACGATCTGGTTTATACGCTTTGTTTATCCCAATGGAATGGAACTATGAAGGCTTTATTGATGAGTTTGGACGACCTGTATTTGATACTCCAACACGAGAGTGTTATGGACCAGACGGTGAACTAATAGACGTAGGTGTTATTGATCATTGGGAAAACGAAGCTGATGGGTTGCGTGATGATCAAGATGCTTTAAATGAGTTTTACAGACAGTTTCCAAGAACTGAAGAGCATGCGTTTAGAGATGAAACAAAAAATAGTATATTTAATTTAGTTAAAATATACGAGCAAATAGATTATAACGAAGGTATTAGAAACAGCTCTGCCGTGACAACTGGAAACTTTCAATGGGTTAACGGAGTTAAAGATACTCAAGTAGTTTTTAATCCAGATCCTAACGGCAGATTTAATATTAGTTGGGTTCCAGATAGAAAACTACAAAATAGAGTGATATTAAAGAATGGAGTGAAGTACCCAGCAAACGAACACGTTGGGGCTTTTGGTTGCGATAGCTACGATATTAGTGGTACTGTTGACGGAAAAGGATCGAAAGGAGCTTTGCACGGATTAACTAAGTTTTCAATGGAAAACGCTCCTGCTAATCACTTTTTTTTAGAGTATTTAGCAAGACCACAAACCGCTGAAATGTTTTTTGAAGATGTACTAATGGCTTGCGTGTTTTATGGTATGCCACTACTTGCTGAGAACAACAAACCAAGACTACTATACTATTTTAAGCGTAGAGGTTATAGAGCATTCAGTATGAATAGACCTGATAAAGTTTGGAACAAATTGTCGGTAGCAGAGCGCGAAGTGGGAGGTATCCCTAACTCGAGTGAGGATATAAAACAAGCCCACGCTGCTGCTATTGAGATGTATATAAATGATCACGTAGGTATTGATAAAGAAGGTAACTACGGTAATGTTTATTTTAACGCAACCCTTAATGATTGGGCTAAGTTTGATATTAACAAGAGAACTAAGTTTGATGCTTCTATAAGCTCTGGCTTAGCAATAATGGCTTGCAACAGGCATTTATATACGCCTGTAGCAAAAAAAGAAAAAAAGAATTTAAATATAAACTTTGCTAGATACAATAATTCTGGTAATATGTCTAAAATAATTAAAAGATAAATGGCTCAATCAGTTTCACATAGTTATTTCCCTAGTCAAGTAGTTAGTGATTTAGAAAAAATAAGCTACGAATACGGGTTAAAAGTAGCTAAAGCTATACAGAACGAG